GTGGTATAGTATACACAATTTTACACATTTTTCAATTCCCCTTTACACCGACTTTACACTAATTACTTGACACTTCTAACACACTTGACACTTTGCTATTTAATTGACACAATTTTACATTACACTAGCACTCTATCACGCTGGCACTCTATTAGATCTGATATCTTGACACTTCATTGTGTCTAGTGCATTAAAAATTTTAAAATTGTATTGCTTTTCGGTATAGTCTATGTTATATTGTTATTATCAAAGAAGGAGTGATAATATGAATTACATAACGGCACGCGCCGTAGCACAAACAAAATATTTAATAAGTAAAGGACTAGAACCTAAGGAAGCATGTGAGATTATAATAGACAAATATATAGTTAATCCGAAATTAAATATTAGTAAATTAATTAAAGAAATTAAGAAGGAAATAAAACAAGAGTTTTATTACGAGGATGAAGATTTATGGTAGTATATAGAAATGAAGCAAATGTAATAATAGATTCATTTAAACGAGATTTTAGAAAAAAATATAAAAATTTAGATTTAGAGATATATATAGGAGATAAAAATAATTTAGTTGATGTAGTTGTAATGCATTTTGTAGATAATTTAGTACATAGATCAATTAGTTATAATATTAATGTAATAAAGTTGGATGGTAGTTTATATCAGGAGTTAGATTTAACAGTAGGTAGATGTTTAACTGATATTATAAATTATAATTATAGGAGATAATATGAATAGTGATGAAAAGATAGAAGAATTATATCAAAGAATATTTGAGTTAGAAGGACTTAATGAAAAATTAAAAGAAGAACTAAATAAGCACATAAAAGAGGGAATAGAGAAAGATATTAGAATAAACAATGCACTAGAATACATAAATGATGGAAGTGTATTTGATGGTTCTGGTATGTGTGCTAATGATTTAAGACTTTTACTAAGTGGTATTATTGTTAGGAGTGATAAAGAGTGAAAGTAAATTTAGGTTGTGATGGGTGTATAAGAAGAAAAACAATGTTTTGCCCACCATCAATAGAATGTTTGGCTTTAGATGATAAACCATATTATTTTGATAAAAATGCTGCATTAAAAGAAATAGAAAGATTAAATAATATCATAAATGAATTAAAATATGGAATTAAGGAATTAGACAATATGTTTTATGAAACTTTTAGAATTAGTCAAAATGGTTATTATTCGATAAGTGAATGGGAATTAAAAGAATTTATTAATAAATTACAAGAACTAAAAAGGAGAGATAACAATGAAACTATGGATAAGAAGTCAAGATAAAGACATTTTGGTAAAAGTAGATAGTTTATTAATTGATGATAACAACAACGATATTTATACACAATGTTGGGTAGGTGTAAATTTAGAAACATATACACTTGGGAAATATAAATCAAAAGAAAGAGCATTAGAAGTATTAGATGAGATACAAGAAAAGATATTAAAAATAGAAGAATGTGTATACGAAATGCCAAAGGAGTAAGCAATGAAAGAAAATATTTAATAAGATATAAAATTATATTTGAAAATGATTAACCGTTTATATGGACTAATGGGGAGGATAAATATGGGATTAGTTGAGTTTTGTTTAGGATTTTGTATAGGTATGTTGTTTATGGCTTGTTTTAGAGCAGGAAAAGACGACAAGTAAATGCTATCTTTTTATAGATAGCATAGAGTAGATATTATCACCTCATATCTATTCTATGGTATTTATAAAATACCAAAAAATAAGGTCGCAACTTAATAGCGAGAACGCCTAAGGGCGAGGGAGAATTATAATGGAAGTAGAAAATACTGAAGTAGTTGAAAGCACTACAAACAATAATTTAGCACTTGCTAAAATGACAGATATGTCAATGAATCTTTTTGGAGATACAAAAACAAAAAGAATTACATCAATGGATTTAACAATAGAAGAAAATCAAGATCTAATTTTAAACTCTATGCAACAAGCAGACTATAAAATTAATGATGAAATAGGACATGAGATAGAAGTAGTTGGATGCGTTTTATCTGAGACACCAACTCAAACAACTAACGAAGAAACAGGAGAAGTAATAGAACGTAAAAAACATGCTATGGTATTATTTGATAGTGAGGGAGCAAGTCACGTTACAGGAAGTAACTCATGTTATTTGTCTTTCTTACAAATAGTAGCAATAAAAGGAATGCCAACAAAAGAAAATCCACTTGTATTAATTCCTGTTAAAGCACCAGCAAGAACTCAAGGACATGAGTATTTAAGATTAAGAGTAAAAGTAAATAAGTAATTTAAAATTATTTTCTCCTATGCTAATATAAAGTTATAGGAGGGAATAAAAATGGAAGATATTATGCAGTTAATAGTTAACAATGGACTAGGAATAGCAAGTTTTGGAGCGCTTCTTTATTTTGTGGATAAGTATTTATCTAAAATGAATACATTAGTAGAGCATATTTCTAGTACACTTGTTGAAGTAGAAAAAAGTTTATCTGATTTAAATGTCAGAATTGAAAAATTAGAAAAGAAGGAGAAATAAATATGATAACAAAAGAAAACATTTGCGCTTTAGTAGAATATTTTGAAGTTGCTAAAGTTCCTGAAAATTTGGAATTATTCGTTAAAAAATTAAATCTTATTAAAGAGGAATTATTACTAAAAGAAGAAATGCAGACAAAAATTAATAAAATTCATGAAGAATTAATCAATATTGATTCTAAAAAGGAAGAATAATTATGGAAGTAGCACTTTATCCATTTGAGTATATGAGAATTATTCAAAGACACGACGAAGGAAACCACTTGCCACATTGGAATCCTTTTAAAATATGTAGTGATAAGCCATGGGATGAGGCGTTAGAAGATGGAGGAAGAGGCTACTTTGCACCCCTTAATGATTATAGAGTAGTAGAAAAGCTAGGAACGGAAAAGACTGGCTTTTCTATTAGAATTGAAACTGTAAATAAAGTTAAAATACCTTTTCAAAAACAACCTGTAATATTAGAGTTAACACTAACACATTTAAATAAAGATGATTTTGATAAAATTCAAGTTGGAGAGATACTTAAAAAAGGAACTAAAAAGATAAGAGAGGGGACAAGTGGACAAGCTTCAGGCAATCATTTTCATGTAACAGCAAATATTGGCTTTTATCATGGATTTAAGAAAAATGGAAATAATAAATGGTGTTTTGTATATGATAAGTCATTAACACCAGAAGAGGCGTTTTACGTTGATACTAGCAAGACTTATATAATAAATAGAAAGAAATATTACTTTGTAGGAGTAAATTATAATAAAGGTATGACTTCAAACGAGATAGCTAATATCGATGACTATTTAGCAACTAAAATAAGAGGCACATATTTTGGAGATTATACAGTTAGTGCAATAAAAGTTTTCCAAGAAAAGAATAACTTAAATGTCACAGGAGACATTAATCTCGAAACATTTGAAAAATTACTTGATAAGGGAGCTAAACTATAATGAGAGCTTTTGAGAGATTAATAGCACCCGATGGATATGAAGTAGCACTATTTCCATGTGAGGCGTTATACTTAACCGAGGCAAGAGAACCTGATGAGCATAGCGTTTATGCTTTAGACTTTTTACCAAGAAACGCTTTAGGAGAAACTACAACATCTATGCCTTGCTATGCACCTTTTAGTGGGAAGATAGTTTACACTGGAAGTGATCATAACTGTATTTTAGAAAGTGATGACTTAGTACACGCTCCAAACGGAACTTTAAAATATATGAGAGTGCTAGTTGCTCATAGCGAGACTGCTCCAATATTAAATACTCATTATACGCAAGGACAAAGATTTTATACTACAGGAAATTTCGGCCAAAGTTCTGGAGAGCATTTACACATGGAGGTATCTATTGTAGATAATAAAAGAGACCAGTATTGGAATACAGGAGGAATAGGACTATATAACGCTACTCACATGTGGGATTTATTATATGTAAATGACACTGTCTTATTAAGGCCTGAAGAATATAACTGGCGTGTATATGAGGGAGGAATAACTCCTCAAAGAAAAAGAGGCAAGTTTCCATGGGTATTATATACACGAAAATTAAGAGAAAAAAATGTCTAGTTGACATTTTTTTATTTTATGTTATTTTTAAATAAAGGAGTGATGAAGTTTGGCAAAACTTACAAAAGATGAACTTTTATCTAAAATCACAGAACGTGTTGAAGATGAAAGTTTAAAAATGGAACTTCTTGAAGATGTTTCTGATTCTATGGAAGTAGCTGATACAACTGAAGCTGATAGTTTAAGAAGTGAACTTGAAGCAAAGAAAGCCGAGTATGACGCTTTAAAAGAAAAATATATTTCAAGATTTACTGAAGCTGTAGAAGATGTTGTTGAAGAAATCAAGGAAGAAGAACCTGAAGAAAAAGAAGTAATTGATGTTAAAGAAATATTTAATGAAGAGGAGGAAGTAAAAGATGAGTAAATCATTAAAAAGTTTAACAACAGTTAAAAATGATGCAGAACTATTATCTTATATTATTAATCAAGATCCAGTGCTACAAGAAAATATTGATTTACCAGTACAAGGAGAATCAATAGCACCTATTGGAAAAATAATTGTTAGTAACCAAAGATACAAAAATGCATTTTTAAACATTTGTAATGTTATCGGACTTACTGTAATTAATGATAAAAGATGGAGAAGTCCGTGGGATAACTTTACAGAAAAAGGTACATTACCTTATGGGCAAAGTATAAGAGAAATCTATACAGATATTGCTAACGTATATGATTATAATGAAACTAAAAATGATGTTGACCACTTCTTAGAAAATGTAGTACCTAATGTATATCAATATATGCATGAATTAAATTATCAAAAATATTATAAGACTACTACAAGTGATGAAGAAATGGCAATGGCTTTCAATACTGAAGGCGGATTATTCAGATTAATTGATAATATAATCGCAAGCCTTTATGAAGGATATGAGTACGATAAATACATAGTTGAAAAATATCTATTATGTAGAAGAATACTAGACGGAACTTTAGCTGTTGAGTATATTCCTAATTATGCTACTTTAACTCCACGTGAGAGAGTAGCTAAAATGAAAGCACTTTCTAATAAATTAACATTTAGAAAGCCTAACTATAATCCAGCAGGAGTAAGAAGTTTTTCAGCATTTGAAGATCAATACTTTATTATGAATACTGACTTTGACGCTGATATGAGTGTAGACGTTCTTGCTACAAGTTATTTTAGAAATGACGCTGAATTAAAATCTAACATGGCTTTAATTGATGGATTTGGAGACCATGACACAAATAGACTTTTAGAAGTTTTAGGAACTCAATATGTAGCATTTACTGAAGCTGAGTTAACAGCACTAGCAACAGTTCCAGCAGTAATAATTGATAGAGACTTCTTCCAAGTTTATAACTATTCATTTGATAATGAAGCACCAACAAGATCTACAGAGTTCTTTAACCCCGAAAGTTTAAAGACAAATCATTGGCTTCATACATGGAAAGTAATGTCCAGCTCGCCATTTGCCCCAAGTATAGTTTTCAGCCAAGTAGAGCCTGAAGTAAATAGTGTTACAGTATCACCTGCAACAGCAACAGTAACAGCAGGACAAACAATTCAAATGAGTGCTGTAGTTGTTACAACTGGATTTGCTAATAAAGCTGTACAATGGACTTTAGATAGTACATCAGTTGAAGCTGGAGTTGACATAACTGAAGGAGGACTTTTAAAAGTTCCTGCAACAGCAACAGGTACAATTACAGTAACAGCCACATCTATATATGACGCTACAAAGAGCGCAACAGCAACTATTACAATTGCTTAATTAATAAAAGGGTAAGGGTATAAAGCCCTTACCTTATTTTAATATAGGAGGAAATATGAAAACAAAGACAGTAAACTCACAACTTTATAATTTTAAAACATATTTAAATTATAAAGATAAAATGATGTCACTAGCTTTAAATGTTTTTCAGTTTAAAAACATGGATCCATTTATTGATATGTCACGCGTTAATTATTCTCTATTTTGTAATGGTAGCATAGCATTTTTTAAAGATGATGTTACAGATAATTTAGTAGCACTTCCTTATACTGTTGTTGGTAGTCTTGATATGTACGGACGCCCTCAAGCAATTCGCCCACTTCCATATTTTGGAGCGTACAATAGAACTCTTTACAAGAAAAATAAAGAGTTTGTAATAATGTATGATAATGAAGCAAGGCTTCCTTTGTATCCTAATTTAGTAGCAAGTGCAGAGCGCTTAGCATTAATAAAAAGAACAATTGATATCAATATCTCACAGCAGTCTACAAACAGAATTTGGACAGCACCTGAAGAAAAGATTTTAACATTAAAAAGACTTTTGGATGAAGTTGATTCTAAAGTTAATACAATAGTAGGATATGACGGACTTGATGTAAATGATATAAACTCAATTTTAAATATAGCACCATATGTTGCTGATAAATTAAATGACGCTAAAAAGGAAGAGTGGAGCGAGTTTTTAGAGATGATAGGAATAACATCAAGTGTTACTCAGAAAAAAGAACGCCTTATAACTGATGAGGTATTTACATCTATGGGAGGAACTATAGCAAGTAGATTTAATCGCTATGAATCAAGAAGAAAAGCAATAGAAGAAATAAATAATACTTTTGGAACAGAAATAGAGGTTGAGTTTTACGATGGACTTCCTACTACTATTAAGGATCCTACTGAATATTTAAATATATCAGAAGAAAGCGAGGGGATAACTAATGATATACCGACTATTTCCAACAATGGGCAAGATGAGTGACGCCTTAACACAATGTGACTTGCCACCAACTTTATATAGTCTTATGGAAAGTAAAGTAAATTTCGGAAATGATAATCCTGTAAAAATTGAGGCTTTGCCTGAAAACTTTAGAAATTATTTATTTGACTTTAGTTATCCACTTGATGACATTTACAAAGAAAACTTTGAAAATATGTTTTTAACACATTACATGTTTAGAAGAATAGGATTTGAAACTTACTTATCATTTAAACTTCATTTAAAAGTAAAACTAAATGAAATAATGCCAAAATATAACAAAATGCTAGAGGGATTTTCTAAACTTAACTTTAATGGATTTGTTGAAACTCATGATAGAGTTACAAGTGATATATCAAACGGACAAACTATTACTAATAATACTTTAGATAGTAGAAATTCTAACACGCCTCAAGGTCAATTATCAGATGTACGAAGTGGAGAGTATGTAGATAATTATATGTATAATCAAAATGACACTACTACTAACGCAAACGCTAATACTAACACAAATGAAAACATCACTATTAAAAGAAGTGACGAGATAGATGAATATAAAAAATTCATAGATTATGTAAATAATATTTATAGTGATATCTTTAAAGAGTGCGATTCACTATTTTATGGATTAGTTTAGAGGAGGGATAATATGAAACTAACGCCTTTTAAAAGATGGACAATAGAAAATTTTCCATTTATAGAAGCTGACTTTGACGCAATAACTAATTATCAGTTATATTGTAAAATAGTAGAATATTTAAATAAAGTTATAGATTCTCAAAATACAGTTATTGCCGAAGTTGATGAAATGAAAAAATATCTTGATAATTTAGATATACAAGAATTAGTAAATAATAAACTTGATGAAATGGCAGAATCAGGACAACTTACTGACATAATAGCACAGTATTTAGATTTAGCAGGAGTTCTTGCCTATAACACTATAGCAGATTTAAAAAACGCTACAAACATAGTAGCAGGATCTATTTGTTACACTTTAGGACAAAATATTTATAATGATGGAAAAGGAGCTTTTTATAAAATAAGAGTTGTAACTACAAGTGATGTTATAGATAATTTTAATATTGTAAGTATTACTAACGATAACACTTTAGTAGGAGAGAGAATAAATCCAGCTATTATACCAAAAAAATATTTATTTATAGGAGATAGTTATACAGAAGGATATACACCAGATGGAAGTGTTACAACTTTTCCAGAGTTATTTAGACAACGTATGGGGCTTTCAACTAATCAAGTACAAGTTGCTTATCATGGAGGTTATGGATTTGGAAGAGATGGATATAAATTTGAAAGTATTATACAAGGATTAAGTAATGATGATGAAATAACAGATGTTATTATATTAGGTGGCTATAATGATAGAGGACAATCATATAGTAATATTTATAATGGTATTGAAACTTGTAAAAATTTAATTAATACGAAATTTAAAAATGCTACTTTACATATAGGGCAGGTAGGATGTTCTAATAATAGTGCTAATACATATTCTTTGTATGGGGTAAGTACAAGTTATAGAAATGCTTGTTTAGCATTACATATTAAATATATTCATAATATTGAATACGTCTTACATAAATATTTTCTTGATTTTTCAAGTGATGGCTTTCATCCAAACCAAAATGGTCATAGTGATTTAGCTTATGCTATTGAAAACTATTTTACTAATAATTATTTAAATTTAAAAATTCCATATGTAAGTATGACAGCATCAAATGAAGAAAATTATACTTTACCAACAACACTTGATCAAAGATTGACTTGTACTTTAACAAATAATAATACATTTATATCAAATAAAAATTTAATTATTATAGGTGTAAATAGCGTTAATATGAACGGAAATAATACTTTATATCGTATTGGTACACTTACTGGTGGACTAATAATAGGCTCTACATATTATGTAAATAGTATACCTTTAACTTTTATAGTAAAAACTAATGGCGTATATAAAAATGTACCTGGTGTTATCTTTTTTGAAAATGGTGGGATATATATTTCTTTTGTTTCTATTAATGACGCAGGAAATAATTATGCCTTATACAATAATGTTACTGAAATACAAATACCGCCTTTTAGTTCAACATTTACAAGTGATTTAAGTTAAAATAAAAAAAGAACTCATATGAGTTCTTTTATTATACAATATTATTTGTAAGATTATAGTTTCCTAAGTTATCATGACTATGCCATAAAGTAATTCCTCGTTGAAATAGTTTATTAATACTAGCTAAGTCACTACTAGGAACTCCTGTTACGTTTGCCTTCTGATATGCTAATAAATCGCCTGGAGCAATTTGAACAAAATTCCAATTTTGTCTACCTGTTAAGTTAGGAACTTTTAATCTATTTACTTTATATCCAAGACGTGAAAAATATTCATCAATACTTCTTGCGTACTCTTCTTTTATTGATATTCTTTTAAATTCTAAATTAGTAAGATTAAAAGCAAAAGAATAATCTCCAGTATTAACATTTCCTTTAGCTCGTTCTGGCTGTAAGTCATGTTGATAAGCACTTTGCATAGAATTAAATATTCCCATAGCACCCCCAGCCATTAATCCAGCTCCTGCAACACTTCCAGCACCTGTTGCAATTAACGCACCACCTACTATCATAGATAAAGCACTTCCCACAACGTTTTTAGTGTTAGCGTCTACTACTCCTAATCCAGGAACATTTACACCTTGCTGAGTTAGCCAGTTAGTGTAAGGATCACTATTCCATCCACCTATTGGAAATTTACCAAGAGTTATTGCTTCATCAAAATTATTAAAAGTATTTTTATAGTTTATCGGATAACATGCAAAACTTCCTCCAGGAGTTAATACTCCATGAAGCGCAAACTTAATTGTTGATAAGTCTCCCACTGGTAAAGTATTAAACTCTTCCCACAAATAGTTAGCAATTTGTCCGTTATGATTAGAAACTTGTAAAAATGAATACGGATATGCTAAAAGCTTTTTATTAACTGGAATATATTCATTTGCTAAATAATCAACTTTAGTTACATTTATATTTGTGATATTAGTTTCAAATGAAACTGTTGTTGACACGTTTCCAGTAATTCCTGTTACACTTCCCCAGCTTGAAAAAAATTCTTTAGGTATTACAAATACACTGTTAACAGCGTCCCCTTTTCCGTCATCTATTTTCTTTAAATAATCATAAACACCCTGTAATGAATCAAAACCAGTATAAATAAGTCCAGTTGGTATTATTTCATTTAATGTACTATAAGTTGTTAAAATTTGTTCTGTAGTTGCTACACAGAAACATGTTTCATAACTTCCAGTAATTGTTGGCTGTAACTGACACGAGATATATTCTCCAGTTTCAACTCCTTCAGGTATTGTATGAAGTCCTGGAGTGTCATCATTTACATGCTCTCTTATTACAAAACAAGGTTTACTATCCCAGTAACTCCACCAAGTAGAGAAAATATCTACTGTATACTCTATTTCACTTGCTCCATTTGATAAATAATTTACTTTATCAATAAATGCAAAAAACCATTTATTACTATAATCAGGATTTTGAAAAGCCATATAATTAGAACTTAAACAAGTAGCATAACTGAAAGCTACTTTTATTGTACCTTTTTCTCTTATAAAACTATATGTATTAGAAGTTGCTACTGCGTTAGTTGTAACAAGTGCTAACATCTCAGTCTCACTATAGGTTAAAACATTTTGATATTCTTTATCTAATTTAATATTTTTTGCTAGTATTATTTTACTATTTCTTTCCATAATTTACCTCCTTATTTCAAAATCAATAGCTTGCTTAAAATTAGTCCCTACCAAGTCAGTACAATAAAATATCTGACTTTCTCTAAATGTTTGTAAAACTCTTTTAAGCTTATCATTTTTTATTGTTATATCGTATATATTTCTTTGATAGTGTCTATCATTTTTTATCTTATCACTTATTATTAATAAATTTTTATCAAAATCTTTTTGATATGGATATATAAACCAAAATAAATTTTTATCTTCTTTTAATAATTCTCCTATAAACTTAAATCCTTTAAAGTCAAACCCTATCATATAAAGCTTTTTATATTCTTTTACACTTTTTGGTAAATGAGGCTGAGGGTCACTCTGCCACATACCTTTATTAATCATATCTTTATGACGTCCTATCGCAAAACTTGTCCCTGTGTCAATACAATTTTCAATAGCACATCTAAGAGTAATTTCTTTTCCAGTATCATCAACACTACCTGTAGAAAGTTCTACAACTTTTATATTTCCCTCTTTTAAATTTAATACAATATTTTGTAAATCCCAGTCATATAGATAAGGACAAACTTGAGATATTTTATTACCGATTAACCACATCTTAACTTTTTTGCGACGACGGTCGACCGTACTCCAGAAATTCATGAGCTTGTCGGATTCCCCCCTGATATAACTGGAACGTGACATAAATTCTTCGAAAATTATGTCATCAACGTCAAGATAACTTCCTCCTGCATAGTTCTGCTCCGTAGAAAGCGCCACTACATAGCCGATTAATTCTCCCCTTGTAATTTTTCCTGTTTCTATATTATAGTTAGATAAAAATAATCTTTTTCGATACATTGTAATACAATTATATTTACCTTTAGTATGTTTATAAACATCTACATCATTGAAGTATTGCTCTATCTTTTCAGAAGTAATCTCCTCAAGCCAGCGCCTCATTAAAATAAAACGTCTACCAGTTTTTAAAAACTTTAACACTCCTATCTCGTGTTTTACTGCATAGCTTTTACCATTAGAACGCTCACCATATATTATATTAATAATAGCGTCTTTACTTCTTATACTATCTATATTATAATGAATCTCTTTCATTGTAAACCTCATAAAGTTTATTTATTTCTTTATCAATATATTTTTTGATACGTTCTATTTTTTCAGGAGTTGTTTTTAATGTATATAAATTTTGTGTTTTTACTCCCTCTTCATTACATGCTTTTTTAATAGATATTTTACTAAATCCTTTAATGAACTTAATGTTTTTTATTTTTTCTTCCTTCTCCATATTTTCCTCCCCAATTATACATCGTATATATTTCACCTTTCTTTTTATCAGAAAGTCTATTACTTTTATATAATAAATATCTCAAATATGTTTTCTTATCTATCACTTCACCACATCTTAAACATTTACCATATAAAACATTTCTTTTCTTCTCGTTATTATATCCACACTTAGGACACACTATAAAATTTGTTTTTAACCATTCCTCTTTATTCATAAATCCTCCTTATAAATAGCTCTCTTACTAGAATTATCTGATAATAAATTAGCATAATCAAGAGCTTTTCCTAATACATATGTTGTTGGTACTAAGCAACATCCTGATAAATCTTCAATTAATTCTTCTGTTCCTTGATAATCAGTCATTTTTACTTTACTTTGATTATCTACATATATAAGTAAATTTTTATTAGTATCTTCAAATGAAAATACAAAATTATCTTTAAAATCCTCAAGTCTTTTTAACGCTTTTGCTCCACTTTTTGGAACTCCTGCTACTGTTATTTGTATTTTATTATCTTTTTCTATAGCGTACTTTTTAGCGCCTTGCGTGATAAACTTGTCATACGTTCCCTCACTTTCAAAAACTCCTAATAAATGCTTTTTTCCAAAAACGTCCTCTGGACAATATTTTTCAAATGGAATCTTTAAAATTTTAGATACGTAACGTATTTTATTTTCAACTTGTTTATTATATTCAATAAACACGTTTTTATCATATCCAGGACGTAATTTTATTGAATCGGTATCGCAGTACAATACATAATCATCAAGTGCTATAACACGTCTTAGCAAGTTCTCACGCGCCCACGCCGTACACCATACTCCAAACGAGCGAGACAAAAACGCTTGTTTTTTCTCACTTTCTAACTTATCAACTATATCGTCATTTGTTAACTCTTCCTCAAACCACTCGCCTGTCTTATCACTATAAATTACTTCATCTCTTATAGTGTTTGTAACACTCATTCCATAAAGAGCATTAAACTTTCCTTTTTCTTTTTGGTACTCTAATTCTTTTCCCTTGACATTTTTATATTTTGTCTTTATTACATATTTATCTAAAATAAAATTTATAAATTGACGAGGTAAATAATTATATAAACTCCACCAAGATTCTACTATTTCATAATCACATTTATATGCATCTAAAATAAAATAAAAATCAATATCAGTTAAAGTCATCTCGAGTTCTTCTGCTCTTATAATACGTCCGTTGTCATAAACTGCACCTCTAATATTTTTACATTTACTACTAGATATAAATGAGTTATTATACTTACACTCTAAATTAGTAAACTTTACTACTAAAATATAAGCAAAATGCTTTAACATATCCTCACGCCTTTTTATATTTCCTTTTCTAAATTCTTTAGATGGATATTTGCAAGTTGTTAAAACATAAGGATATGCGCTCGTCTCATCATAACTATCAACATTATTTATTATCTCATCAGTAAAAATCCAGTTAGCGTGAGTATATCCTCCCATAAAACACGCCTGAAGCCTATTATATACTATTGGATTTGTATTAATAGACGCTCTTACTATACGCTTATAATTAAAGTCTTTTAATACTAATTCTTTTAACTCTCGTCTTACATGACCTGTAGAAGTTGTCGGAATCTTATCAACACGATCATATGTTGCTAACTCATATAATATATAATGATAAACTACAAGACAGTCATTTTCACAATACTTGTATTCTTTATCAGTTAATTTTGTTTTAGAGTGCCTTAATAACGAGTAGTCTAAATCTCCTGTCATTTTATCTACTGGTAATTTAAATAACTCAGGTAAATATTTTAAAGCACAATTACTCATCATATAACTACATCTTAACAGTATATTATAGTCACTCATTAAAGCTGTTATTACTTTATGCGCTTTACGTGCTGTTACTTCTTTAAAATGAAATACACTTTTTAAGAATTGAAACTCAAATGATAAGTTATGTATAAATATTATTTTTCTCTCAGGTACATTTTTTTCTATCATACTAAGAAACTTTTTTAACTCATCCCATGTTCTACCATAGTAGACCTGCTCATTAATTCCTAGCATCCATATATACATAGACGCTCTATATTCACATGCCTCACGATCTTCTTTAGAAAGTTTTAAATATTCACTTGTTTTTAATATCTTGTTATTAAGAATTAAAAATGAAGTTGTCTCAATATCAAAAGTATAAACTGTATTATCAATTTTCTTATTTTTTCCTCTTATATCAGGATTATGCTTTATATAGTTTAAATAATAAAGCATAACGCCTCCTATAGTACATACTTATTATAAATATTAATTATTTTCTCTTTTACATCTAAGTCGTTAATATCTATGTTTGCTCTATCAAACATCTTAATAAAATCATTTTGAGACATGTCTCTATCAATTGCTTCATCTATCATAGCCCATAATTCAGATGCTCCAATTCTATCTATAGTATTAAAATAATCAAAATCCTTATCCCCTAGCATATCATAATATGTTTCTATATCAGCCATTGAAATATCTCTACCACCCTCAATAGAAAGTGTTTTATACATTGACTCTTTAGTTCTTTTAACTACATTTCTAATGCTTCGTGGCGTTGACGTCTCACTTTGTAAAAAGTTCTTTCCAGCCTTTATTATCTTATGTAAATCAGTAATTGTTGGACTTTTCTTTATTTTAATTCCTGTTACTTTTCCATCTAAAACTTTAAGCATACTATCAGAGCCACCTAAACGCTCAAATAATTTTTTACTAGAAAATGAATTATAATAACCTTTACTATCTAAATTTTTAAGCTTTCTATTTGTTGCTTTTACTATTTTACGAGCTTGCTTTAAAAGTTCTTCTTTATTATCCATCTAAACCTCCATATTTTAATAATAACTCAGCATTAATCCCAAATACTATCATTAATATTAAATCAATTATAAAGTCATTATTTCCTAAAGTAAATAGTAGTAATAAATTAACTCCTATTAATAAATTTTTAAATCCTTTTCTTAATCTCATTTTTTTATTCTCCTTCCATAATACAATCTTATAATACTCTATACCAAAAAGCAATACAATTTTAAAATTTTTAATGCACTAGACACAATGAAGTGTCAAGATATCAGATCTAATAGAGTGCCAGCGTGATAGAGTGCTAGTGTAATGTAAAATTGTGTCAATTAAATAGCAA